TGTTGCAGGCACTGTGCCGGGCGCTAAAAGGCCGGTCATTGCCGCCGATCCCATGCGGCCTGCAGCGCTAAGAATGGGATACTCTTCCTCCGTAGCCCTCTGCAAGCGCTCTACGCGCTCTCTACCCATCGGGCTAACCGTTCCAATAGCCTCGGGCAAGAACTCGCCAACGTAGGGTATGCCTTGACTTATTTTAGCTGCAGCAGCAGAAAATGGCTGCGTGCTAACCATCTCCTGCCTAATTTCAGATTCGGCTAGTTGCCGCGCTGTCTGGCCTTGTTCTGCTTGCGCAACAATCTCAGCAATTTTTGCAGGATCAGAGGTGCTATAACCGGGAGATACGAAAAACTGCTTGCCGTCACGCTCCACTAGACGACCACCGGCTAACTCTACAGAATCGGCCGCCGCTGGCTGTTTCTTTTTTCTTTCCTCGATGATCTCTAGCACGCTAGGCATTACTGGGCACCTCTCATAGCAGCCGCGCCTCGTGGGTCATGCTCTGCGTACCAGTCCATTAATATTTCGGAGTCTGACTTGCCCGCCGCCCTGTTAGCAGTGACAAACTCTTCCAGCGTTACAGGTTCATCGCCTTTGTAGATAACGGAACCAACTGTCTGACGCATAATATTGACGTTGCGCATTACATCTACGTCGGTTGCGTCAAAACTTCTGTTAGTGCTTGCGTATGATCCTATCAGCGCGTCTCGAAGGTTACGCGAGTTCATATAGCTGATAATCGCGTCGTTAGCTGACTTTTGCTGACCAAGACCCGGCAAGAATGTCTGCGTAAATCGCGCGTCAAAGTCTGTCTGTGGACCTTTGTTCTGTCGAAGCTCTGCCGCTACTAACTGACTAGCAATAGCATCTACAGCTTGGAGACGACCAAGCTCCTCGGTATTAACTTGGACGCCTAGTCTGTCAGCCAGCCCAAGTAGATTCTTTTTGGTTTCTGCAAACCCGCCCGTTTCAACGCCCGACAAGGCGCGACTAAGCTGGCCTATTGAGTTTAGCTGCGCACGCGCGTTCGCGCCGGCATCTGTAACCTCCTTGAAAGCTACTGGAAGCTGTTTCATAGCAGCCTCACCTGCAACATCAGGCGCTGGAATGTTTACCGTGGTGCCTGATTCTTTCATCTGAAGGAACTGCTGGTAAGTAAGCTCAGGATTTTGTGATCGTGCAAACATGTATTCTTGCAGAATAGAAGGCGCAGCCGCAGGCTTACGGAACATCGCTTTAAGAGCCTCGTTGCCTACACCCGGAACTTTTTCTATGAGTGCAGCAATTTCTGGCTGACCTTGCTGTCTGAAGTATTCGGCAGTCATGTTAGCTTGCTCCGCCTGCTGGCGTCGTGCCTGTATATTCTGCCCCCGCTGCATTTGGCTTTGAATAAATGCTTGGTTAGGGTTTAGTGTCATAGACTGTAGGCCGGCCGCTAAACGTGCGCGCACTGCAGGGTCTTGCAGGTAGTCCATAGCGCGACGGCCCAGCTTTGATAGCCCACTAACAAAAGGATTAGGTGGACGGCTACCGGGTGCTGGACCCACAGCTTGTAGAGGCTGCATCGCTTGCTCTCTAGCGGCCATAAAGCTTTCTTGTCTTGCCTGAGCCTCTGGCATCATAGACTCTGCTAACAGAGCATTCGGAGCAAGCATCTGCTGTAGGCGCTCCATCTCCATCATCATTTTTAGCTCTTCTGGTGTCATGCGCCCATTCCTAATGCTGTTTTCATTGCCTGTATGAACTTTGCTCTTCGCTCTTCGGCGCTTTCCCCTGAACCCTCATAACCCATCATGCCTGCGCCGTACTGCATCTGTGGGACAGGGAGCTGCTGTAAGAGACCGCCACCCATCTGTACCGGCATAACCTGAGCGTTCATTTGCTGACCAGCTAGACCTTTGGCTGCGTTGCCAAGACGATCCTTGTCTTTAAGATGCTTTAGTAGCTCATCAAGCAGACCGGGATCTTTTTGCTGATCAGTTGCGACCATCTCAGCCCCCAAATGCTAGTGAGAGGTAATCGAACAAGCCGGGTGTACGTGTTGTCGTCTGTGTTTGTGGCACAGGAGCAGCGCCCAACGCAGAAGCCAAGAACCCAAGCGAGCGCTCTGGGAACGATGAGTAGCCCTCAAACTGACCGCGTGCCCGATCAAATATCTGCTGATTAAGCATCTGTTGCAAAGCGCCCTGCTGTGCAAGGTCTTGTTGTAGGTTGCGACCCATGCCGAACGCTTGTTGTGCTAAACCACCAAGCTGGCCTGCTGCTGCAAGTCTTTGTCCAGCGCCTGTTAGTCCCGCGCTTTGGTTGGCAAGGTCTGCACGCAAAGTATTGGCAATGTCCTGACCGGCCATCTGCTGCGCCTGTTGGAAGCCGCCGAGACGTAGGTTGGCGGCGGTGCGTGCCGCTTGTTGCATAGCTGCTTCGTTAGCCTGCGACTCTAGAATCGCTGATCGAGAGCCACCAAATGCGCCTGCGCGCTGAGCTTGCGAGGCCAGTTGATTAGCTTGCATCTGACGCGCTTGCTCAATATCTCCTAGCGACTGCTGGACCACAGTTTGCTCAAAAGGATTGAAATATGGGGTTAGATCGGTTTGTCCGATTTGTCCGGCTTGCACTTGTGCTGGCTGGTAACCCATACCTGCTGCAGTGCCAAGCATGGCCCCGGTTTGACCCTGCTGAGCCTGCTGGAATACGTTGGGAGCCACTTGACCGCCTCCTTTGCCGCCTGGCGCTGGAGCGCCGCCTTGCGGGTTAGCAGTAAAACCGCCTGTAGTGCCCATAGTTGTATTAGGTATCATTAGGAGCGACCTCCTCTAAATGAAGGCATAGAGCCGCCGCCGAGCACTGGATTACCAAATTGCGGAGGCAAGTAACCACCCATAGGCCCAGTCGGCGAAAGTAATCCGCCGGCCTGTGGGCCAGTGAACAATCGATTGAATGATGCTGCCTGTGCCGGTTGATTAGCAGCCAACTCAGATAATGCCTGCTCAAACATCTGCCCAGTGCCGTAGCCTTGGATGCCACCGAAGTCCTGCGCCTCTGGCATACCCGCGATAACGTCCATCTGCGGAGCTAAGCCAAAGGCTGCAGCAGCGTCAGCAGTAGACTGCATGGCTTGTGTCTGCATAGGAGTGAAGGCTGCTACAGAAGGCCCGTAGTAGGGCATGTAACCGACCTGTGCAAGCTGTTCGGCGCGTTGCAAATTGCGAGAAGCCGGGCCTTGTATCCAGCTTGGAATCTCGACTTCCGTTTTTTGTTTACCGCCTTTTCCACCACCTGACATATCAGATATCCTTTCCTAGAACTGTGAAGGTTTCTACGTAACCTTTATCTTTTAAAACTCGCTTCCAGCCCTTGCGACCGGCGATGCTCATTCCTGTGCATCCATTCATTTTTGCAAACTCGACAGCAGAGTCATCCATGTCGATAATTTGCTCCATCTCGCCACCGGCAAGAAAAATGTGTAGCACCTTCTTGCGTGGGTAGTTGACGATCTCCGTTACTGCGCAGCCTTTAGGCGCCGGCCAGAACTGCATCTCGCCTTTTATGATGGCCTGCACAACGTCGTCTAATGTGTGCGTGCCACCTGATAACTCTAAAGCTGCCTCTAACCAAGGCTTACAACGAATTAGCTCGTCTACAACGTTTGTCAATTATATCACCTAAACACACGTATTATCGTAAGAGTAGTAGCAGGGCATACAGGCTCGTCTGATATGCCATTAGCTGGAAACGCCTTGAGAGACCCGCTTGTGCTGTCACACGCCGTAGCGACCTCTAAGTAGTCACCCGCAGAGGCCTCGATAATTGCAGCACGACTCACAACCGTCGTTTCTGAGTTACCGTGCAGCGCTGTTCTCATGGTGCTTCCTGCGAGGTTAACGCCGTTTAGCTTAGGCCAAAATGAAAACTCTACTGTCGAAGCAGACGAGGAAAATATTTGCGCAGAGAAGCTAACAAGATAGTGCCCAGGCTCGTCAAATGCGATCTGAGAGCCTGTTTGCGTAAAACCGTGGTTTGCAGCGTCTCCAGTGTAAGTAATCTGATACGTCGTATTAGCGGCCGCATAGGTGAAGTCAGAGGTAACACCAAAATCACCATGCCCATCTGCGAGCACCACCTGTTTAAAAACGCCGCCCTCACTAACAACAGGGTATTTGTTTTCGTTGTCCCACAGCAGGATGCCGTCATCACCGGCACTGTCACCGGTTAGCTTCCATGCAAGACGTGAGCGTATACGATTCAAGTGCTCTACAAGCCGCTCGCCCCAGTTCTTCCATTCTGGACCTAGTGGTGGAGGCGCTAAGCTCATCTATTGCCGCCTGGAATAACGTTTAGTCTCGGTATACCAAAACGCCAGTTATTAAACTCGGTGCCGTTTACTCTTAACCGTAGCTGTCTACCTGAGAAGCGAGCGCTAGTCGGGTTGCTCATCGTATAAGGCCCGTGCGTGGATTCGCTGCCGTTTGGATAGAATCGAGTCTTGAAGGTAAGCGTGGCCTCGCCCTGAGTTTTCTCATCAGGGATGATCTCGTTTATCTTGACCACGCTAGACCCAAAGACAACAGGCCCAGACTCTGCATGAGGCGCCACACCGCCGTGCGAGTATCCAATCTCGTGATCGTAATGCTTACCGCCATTACAAAACATAATAGGCTGCCTGAATACACCAGCATCAAACCCGCTAGTGCGCGCCAGCTCTCCGATATTCCAGTAATTCTCTTTGTAGTTGTAAATAACGTAACGGTCGTTTTCGTTTGATCCGCCGCTAGGGTAGAACCACCACGCCTCGCCAAACTGCGAGTTATTCAGCGCGAACACTTTAGAGCGCTGTGCGGTGTTCATGTCATTAAACACGTAATCAAGGACGTCGCACTGCATTTCTTGTACCGAGGAGCCGTTGTACATGAAAAAGCCTTTCTGACCCATCCAGAACGCGCCCTCGGCGTTAGGAACGCACGCATGACGCGATATAGCGCCACAGGAGGTGCCTACGCGCTCAAACTGGAACACAAGCTGCGGCCCAATATACGTCGCTGTATGAGCGTCTGTGGTCGTCAGGATAAGGGTCTTGCCTCGCAGTCTGTGACCGCTGAGAATCTCTCCGTTTGTGCTTAGCTCAAAGTCACCGGCCTCGTTAGTCGCCGAGGGGGTCCAAGTAGTGTTATCTTCTTTATCGCACCACTGGACCTTCCTCGGATTACCGCCTGCCCCCAAAGCAAATAAGAACCTCTCGGCCGTCGTTACGAGACCTAAGTTAGAGGTTGGTGCGTTGCTAATCTGCGCAGCGACCACACTGGTGTTTAGCTGCCACTCGTAAAGCTTACCGTCATCTACTGAGCATGCGACTAGGTATTCGCCCCACGTATCCAAAGACCACGTGGTAGCCTCTTGATAAACACCGCTAGAGATGCGCTGTGTCCCGTAGTAGTCGTTACCGTAGAAGCCGCCGCCAAAGCCAATATTTAGGGCTGCGTTCTCTGCGCCTGCTGTAAAGCCTGCAGGGGTTATATCTGTTACAACTCCCGACGGCGAGATATGAAACAACTTGTTGTACGTTCCTGCTGCTATTTTTGTGTCAAATGAGTTATCGACCCATCCAATAGAACCGCGCACAGGCTTATCTAATGTTGCACCGCTCTTAACACGCTCCTGCCAGCCACCTATTGGCCCCAGAGAGCCGCTACGCCATCTGACGAGGTTTACGTCACGCCAACGACCGCCGCCCTCTAG